GTGAATACGCAGCATGGTCTCCAGCGGATAGGGCCGTCGGCCATTGCCCGCCTTGGGATAAAACGGCTCGATGACAGCGGTCATATTCTGCCATGGCAGAATCTGCTCCATGCGGGAGAGGAAAATCTCTTTTCTGGTCTGACGGCGCTTAGTGCTGAATTCACTGTCGGCGAAGGTAAGTTGATGACTCATGATGAATCCTGTTCCATGGCTCCAGATGACAAACATGATTTCATATCAGGGACTTGTTCGCACCTTCCCTAGATTACCAATTCCTTTTTGATCCGGTAGAACGTTGCACGACTGATATCAGCAGCTTTCATTATGTGAGCTGGTTTAACGTTCTGTGCCAACATTTCACGTACCACTTCACGGGCTTCCATATCTTTCTCTTTTCCCGTATACAAACCTGCCTGTTTTGCTCTCTCGATCCCCTGTGCCTGGCGTTTACGGCGGGTTTCATAATCTTGTCGTGCCATTGTCGCAAGGATATCGATCAGCATAGCATTGACTGCCCGAAGAATGCCGCTGGTAAGGTCGTTGCCGGACATTTCAACCATCTGCCAGCTTGTTGGCAAATCCATCGAAACAATAACCAGTCCTTTACTGTTCAGCGTAGCTTTGAGTTCAGCCCATTCTTCATGTTGAAGACGACTGAGACGGTCAATCGATTCGATGAGAAGCAGATCGCCGGGTTGTGCTTCCTCAAGGAGATGCATCAGTTCCACACGCTCCAGCTTCGCACCACTGGCATTTTCAATGTATTCTCCGGCTACTTGCCAGTTTTTGCTTTGCGCAAATTCGCGCAGGCTAACTAATGCACGATCAGCATGTTGGCCTTCGGTAGATGCACGGCAGTAAATACGAACATTCATCATGCATTCTCTTTTGAGTGTTAAATGGATACCTATATGATACAGTGCGTGTTTTTGTTGTCAATAGAGTCAAATTCAACCCTATTGAGACTTTGTATCATGGTCTTTATCAGGTATACCTAAAAGAGATATTGTTCGGATGGTATTCAGATCTTGCTTGGGGTATACGATTTGGTCAGTTTCTGTAGCTGAAGCACTCCGGTTTCATTTCAGCAGGTCTTAATCAAATTCAGTGTGCCATACATGCGGCACGAAAAAGTCTGGCATCAATGTGACCAGTTCTATCACCCACCACAGTCACTACAGTGGCCACACAGTTGGGGACCCAAAGGATGTTGTTTACCATTTTGCAATGGTTGACAGCTACCCGAAAGCAACTCCTCTTCGAGAGCGCTCAATTCCTCAGTTAATCGGGTTTGCAATTTTAGTTTGTTGAACCCATCCACACTGGGCGTAAGTGTATAGTTGTGATAACTGTCAACTTTTCTTCTCTCTTCTGTTCAGAATAAATTAATGTTCAGGCGTTATGATAAATAGATGTTATCGCCACCATGGCGCGGTCTTTACAGGAATAAATCTCACCATTTTTATATTTTCACCACAGTACCTCAAAATTTCATATACCAAAACTGAACTTGGCCGGGTAGTATTGGCTGCTTAGTATTAACTGTAGATGCTGTTATTAGGAGTTTCAGGTGCAGGTAAACAAACTTACGGATGATATTGATATTAGTTCTCATGAGCGTTTCCTCGCGGCCCGTAAAAGCACATGGGTTAGTGTGCTTGTTAATTGTTTTCTGACATCCGGGCAAGTGATTACTGGCGTATTTTCCGGATCTCAGGGGCTTATTGCGGATGGTATCCATTCTCTGTCTGATTTAGTTTCAGACTTTGTGGTGCTTATTGCTAATCATAAAAGTAAAAAAAATCCCGATGATGACCATCACTACGGGCATCATCGTTATGAAAATGGTGCATCATTAATTCTGGGGACAATTTTATTCATTGTTGGCATCGGGATGTTATGGTCAGCAGCAAATAAAATGCAACAACCAGATGATATTCCTCAGGTACATATTGTTGCTCTGTGGGTGGCCTTAGCCGCACTGGTTATCAAAGAGCTTCTTTTTCGCTATATGCTGGCAGTAGCAACCCGAGTAAAATCCACTATGCTGGTTGCCAATGCCTGGCATGCCCGCTCTGATGCCGCCTCATCTTTGGTGGTGGCTATTGGTATTATTGGTAGTTTATCAGGGTTTAAATTGCTTGATCCGGTAGCTGCACTGGTTGTGGGACTGATTGTGACCAGAATGGGATATTCATTTATGTCAGATTCGCTTCATGACTTGATGGACAGGGCCGTGGATATTGAAACTGAAAATAGTATAAAAACAACATTATTGTCCACGCCTGGGGTCGAAGGCATCCATGACCTCAAGACCAGAAAAATGGGGGACCTTGTTGTGGTTGATGTTCATCTGGAAATTGATGGTGATTTATCAGTGGAAGTAGGACATGACATTGCTGTTTTGGCCAGGAAATCAGTTTTAGATAATCATCATGTTTTAAATGTTATGACACATGTTGACCCTTATTTTAAAGGTGATAATAGTCCTGGTTGCGGGGGCAAATAATCCTGAAAAATAATATGAATGCTGCTGTTTTTTGAGAGGATTGGGAAGGGATTATTTTTTTGCGCAATATTACCCCTTCTGACTGTGAAAACGAGAGTAAACAATATGGAGGCTATTATGAGAAAAATTATGCGTACTGTTGTGATAGGAGCCACCCTTCTTTTATCCCCCTGTGTAATGGCTGGTTCTGACGGTGTTGAACATGCCATGAAGATGATGAATAAAAGCTACCGCGCAGCACTTAAGGAGGAGGACGTTACATCCTTCAGGAAAGATATGCGGGAACTGAAAGCAACAGCAGAGTCCATCCTGAACAGCCCTGTAGAAGGGTATGACAGGGAAACGTATGTTGCAGGCATGTCACTTCTAATTGATGAGGTAACTGCCGTTGAAAGTACCGCTGAGAAGGAAGGTCTTGACGCCGGGAAAATTGCAGCACAGAAACTAGGCAGTCTGATGAGAAAATACCACAATAAACTAGGTGTTGACTGAGACCGGGAATTATTCGGTGAAGGTAGATATGCTGGAAAGATATCCCTGAACTGACATGATACACGTGCCTGTAATCAAGCAGATAGCTATGCACTGGTGAGGAAATTTCACAACGTTATCTTATCTGCAAAATACATATAAAAATGTTGGGGTAACAAACATGCATTATCAATGCTACATATTTTAGTTTGTTGCCTCAACATAAGTTAAGTACCTATTGGTGTTGCGCGGGGTGGATTCAGGGGGCCAAATTATATTTGGTGGTCACGCGTCAGTCTGTGTTTTGTTTGTTGGTCATGATGACCTGCTCCCCGTTGATTAACACACTGATGCCCGTAATGTCTTCATCATCGGTATGAGACCCTCATTGAGATGCTTTTTTCCGGCAAATAAATCATCAGTATCCTCTTCGAGGCTGGAACAGGGATTCTAAGCCATGTGCTTTGCCGTAAGAAGATCATTTCCGACGTCACCTAATGTGGCTTGGTGAATGGATTTTGTCATGGCTGCACTCTTCATCGGTCGTCGGATTAAGTGCCGTACGATCCACGTCGCTTTTGGAATTTCAAGCGTTCAGATATAAGCATTCTGTACAGCATTGCGTTGTTTCGTGGCTATCTGGCGACGATAAGAACCACTCAGGAACCTGAATTTACCTGTCGAGTACTGGGCCTTTGAACATGGTTTGGATATTACTGAGTGCATCTTGGTTTTGAGAAGTTAAGGTTATCATTAATAAAAAGGCATAATATTGAGTGGTCAACCAACCTTAAAAAAGTGGCTAAATTATGAACGAAAATTTACGTAATGCTCTTCCTCACAAAAACACACCATTTCTACGTGTGCTGCATATCATCGTAGCTGTATTGATTTTATTGCAGATTATTAATTCAAACCTTACCGAAAGCGATGCGCTTAGTGACTATACTCTCACTGGGTTCGTAACATGGTTCCATGTTATCACTGGGTTATCACTGATTGTCCTTGGGTTTGTCATGCTTGCATGGATGCTGACACAACGAGGATTTCGTTACTATTTTGCCTGGGTGGTCCTTGATTTTCGAGGTGTGGTTGAAGATATCAAAATGCTGATATCATTCCGTCTTCCTGAAGCTCATGCTGGTGGGATTGCTGCTCTGGTTCAGGGGCTTGGTGTACTTGCACTATTGGGCGTTGCATTATGTGGTGGATTCTGGTTTGCTCTCAATACTGCTCTTGGCACGTCACCTGTGCTGACAGAAACCGTCCTGCATGTGCATAAGTTTCTGACTGTATTTATTGAAACCTATTTCTGGGCACATGGTGCGATGGGGTTGCTGCATATCTTCCTCACCGTTCGTAGCCAAAGGAAAAATCCCGTTACCGAATAGTGCTGTAGGTTTATGATGGATAAGATGCCCTGTAATGGTTGGCTAAAACAGACTATAACCGCGCATTTATCCGTCAATGCATTTTCTATTTATCCGTAATTCCGATGAGTATGCGTATTTGAAGGAAAAAATATATGCATCTTGAACGACATAGTATCGAAAAAGTGGGATGGCTGAGGGCAGCTGTACTGGGGGCAAATGACGGAATTGTTTCGACAGCGAGCCTTGTTCTTGGGGTTGCATCTGCAAATAGCAGTCCTTCCGGTGTTTTACTTGCAGGTGTTGCAGGACTGGTTGCCGGAGCTATGTCAATGGCTACAGGGGAATATGTTTCCGTCTCATCTCAGGCGGATACCGAAAACGCAGCACTTGCCCAGGAAAAAAGGGAGCTGGAAACTGATTATCAGGGAGAGGTGCGGGAACTGACTTCACTTTATATGCAACGTGGACTGGAGCCAGAGCTTGCCCGGCAGGTTGCGGAGCAACTTATGGTCAAAGATGCCCTGGATGCTCATGCCCGTGAAGAACTGGGGTTGACGGATATAAATTCTGCACAGCCCCTACAGGCAGCTGTCTTTTCTGCCCTGAGTTTTTCCGCTGGTGCGGTGTTACCCTTAATCGTGGCATGGCTCTCCCCTCTGAAACTGGCTTTTTTGTTGATAATCCTTTCCACCCTTTTTTCACTGGCGGTCCTTGGCTATATATCTTCGGTTTTGAGTAAAGCCTCTCCTGTCAGGGCGATCATAAGAATTACGTTCTGGAGTACCATGGCTATGCTTTTGTCTATGGGGATTGGTCATTTTGCAGGGCAGGCCCTGCTTTAATGTTATGAAGCACAATTCGTGTACCATCTTACTGGCGATGCTTCGCAAAACAATTTGCAATGCAGCTCCCTTCAAACTCGATTCCTGCTTGCGCCAATACCTGTTGAAGGGGTGATGGAGGGGATTCTCCCCCTCCATTTCAAGGGCAAGGACAACGCTACTTCTGGCAAATTTCCCGGTCGTAAACGCCACCATTGACAACCAAAATTTGTCGTTTCTTCTTTGAAATCATATCAGTCATTATCTTCGAGTCATCAAGAAAGATACCACCAAAGGTTCCAGGTCGTGCATTCTTCCCGGCGATTATAATCAGATCCCCAATATTCAATGCAGCAACTTTATCGTTATTGTAATTCGTATCTTCAAATATGAACTTCAGGCCTTCATCTGAACCGGGAATACCCAATGTTACTACAGGATTTTTTCTGAAAGTAACAGTACCGATACCAGTTATTTTTCCTGTTACCATTAACTGACATTTTTTGAAGTCATTTGTTGCCCTGAATTCATGTTGTTCAAACCGCGCATAAACTTCCCCTGTTGTATACATTCGCGGAAGTATATCGATTATCGATGGTTTGGATGGTTGCTCAGGTTGTTGCTGAGTTACGGTATCAGCATTTACCTTGGCCTTCACTTCGGGGGTTTTAGGCTGATATGGGGGGGGCGTCAGCCCGTAAAGGAGATTGATGCCGTAGGCTATTGCGACGGTTATGACTGCTATTTTAATATAACGTTCATAGGGTGATTTCATTTCGTTCTTCCATAACTTCTATCTTAACAATACGCTCTCCATTACGATATATTTTCAGCTTGTCAGGCGGGGACTTCACTGCATTACGGATTTCGTTCATTGTATCTTTCGATAACATATCACAGCCTTCCATATACATAACCCTACGGGTATCGGTATCTGGTATGTTAGTGAAACTGCTACTGACCCATAAATCGGGTATTTCAATTCCATGTATCAGCTTCATATACACAACGATGAACGCATCTGTCAGGTGAAACCGTCCAACTGTGTATTTTCCGGTATAGGTATTACCAGAAGACGATGCTACCCAATCGTTTTTTAAAACCAAAGTCAGTGCATTATTTTCCATATTCAGACTCCAGTTCACGAATGCGATTGTTCGTCATGTCGGTAAGACATTTCTGTTCATTATTGCAGCCGGATTTGTGCTTTATCCATTCTCTTTGAGAAGGAAGCAATCGTTTTCGGGTTTCAGAGCTAAGGCTTTTCCAGACCGAATTAAGTTTCTCATCGCTTGCTTTATAACTGTGTGTATCGACGTTTGAGGTTACTGCATTGTTTTTGGGAGCTTCGCTACCGCTGCTATAGAAAACGGGTGCACGTACTCCCTGAGCGTAGTCTTTAGCTGCTTTTTCCCCCACGGCTTGCCCATTCGCAGTCAATACCTTTCCGAACTCTGTAGTGTCGAAACTGTAATTGCGGATCTCGCCATTGAAGTCCAGCTTCACGTTAACGGTTGTTGACTTCGAAATGGCAGTCAAGAAATCACCAGCTTCGGACCCGAAGGAACAAGCGACTTCTTTAGAATCACTGACATTAGGGCGTAACCCGTGCATCGTGAATCTGCCGTTATCAGTTGTAGCAGTGATATCTACCAGCGGAACGATTGATGATGATTGCTTTGTCATCGCGAAGCATATTCCCTTCAGATTTACATCCCTGTCCATCCCGAGAAACATCAGTGCGTTTTTGTCGCTGCTGGCGACACCCATTGATTTTGCCTCTGGCAAGAAATACACGGTACTGGAGGCGGTGGTTAAACCTGAAACGAAAACAACACCTGACGCCATGATTTTTAACGTTTTAATAAGAATTGTCATTCTGGATACCTTCTTTCTTTCGCACTCCATCGTGGACAGAGTATTCATTCCGTGAGTCTTGTTTACGAGAAACACTAACCGAAGAATCATGATCTTACATTGATCTATGAAATCTATCAATATCGTATAATTGATCTGTAAAAACGATCGATTAACATGGGGAGAAGAGGGGGAAGATGCGAAGGGTATTGTTTTTAAAGGGTTTTAAAATGGTTCATATGCTTGGTGTTAACGTCGGGCGGCGGGCAGCGGTTAGTCTTGAATACTGCGATTGAAAGACATAACAATCTACTTTGTGCGGGGTTTCCGGCAACCATAGAGGTGTTTCGATAAGGAGCGGTGCAATAAGTACAGTTCGTAGACAGAATGAATACGATGTAATTTTGAACCCTTGCTCTACAACGCTCTGTATCAAGTTTTACGGGGGTTTTATATTGAACGATGCCTGAAGTCTGCTTTAATCGCTCTGACAAGATACAGAGCGATTCATGGCTATATAGCGATGGATTACGCTAACATTTCTGTGGGGCAATTTTACAATGGCACTAACACTTACCTTTATTCCGTCAGTTCATCGATCAGTGTTCGGGGATGATCTAGTCGTTTTTTCGCTTCCGTCATGAACTTGTCTCGGTTGATCAATATGTCAATATGGTCATGCAGTATCAAACCTTCAGATTCAAGAATTTGAATATCGTTGATAGTCTGCGCTTCAACATAAATCTTACCCTTCTTCCAGCCTGAGTTGTTTTCGATAACGATACGCTGTTTATGCTGATCGCGGTATGTGATGGTAAACAAGTTGTGTTTCTTATCTATTCTGGAGCAATCTACGCGCATAATAACGGTCTTAATGTTTGCTCTTATTTTTGTGCGTAAAGGGTTAAGTGCGTCATCAATGTCAAACTTCCTGAACTTGTCCCAACCTTCAGTGTTCATTTGCACGATTGATTCATCGTATAGTCTTTTTTCCACTATCAGACTTTGTTTTTCTTGTTCTAGTTGATCAATTTGCGAAGTGAGGCTATTAATGATCTCAGGGCTTTTAGCTGAACCTATAGCCAATACATAGTTCTCAATTTGCGATTGTATGTCCGCTATTTTCCCTTCTAAACCAGATGGTTGATATTTCGTCTGTAAGAATATTCTATCGGCTATTAGTTGTAAAATCGTCCTTTCAAGGGTGCTTGCCCTGAATCCCCACTTATTACAATCTTGATGTAAATCTCTGGATGCACATTGGTAACGGTAAGCATGTGGATGGTTTTTAAGGGTTGATTTAGCCTTAACCATGTAACATGAGCAGTGCGCACAGTGCAAAATACCAATACCGGAAAGTAATGGTATTTCTGGATTACTCTCGCGATTCGGGGCAAATCCTTTGTTTCCAACTTGGAGCTTTAACGCTTCATATTCATCTTTGCTGATGATCGCAGGGTAATAATCATCCAGAACGTATTCTGCATTGTTTACAGTGATTACTTTTCGTCCATAAATGGCAGGTTCAAGGATTCTGGAACAATGCTGCATATTCCATATACCTTTTGATTTTTTGTTGCCAATAACCGGTCCATCGTAGTTGTTTTTCAGATGTTGAAGGATCATCCGATTTGACCAACCGTCTTGTTTTAACTGGATAATTTTTTTTGCTATGGGGAACAGGACTGGATGCGGATTGACATATCCAGTACTTGAATCTGTCCACCATTTATCCGAGCCTAACTCTTTAATTGCGACTACAGGATCACCTGGTTTCCGTTCCTGGTGACGTCTGATCTTGGACAGAGCACTTGCAATGGTGCGGTGTGATTTGGTTGAACTTTCTTCGTTTGCACGGCTGAACAACATCACGCTAAACATCAGTTGCTGCAATGTCTCGGTGTTTACTTCAGTCTGTCTGTAAACCTGTTTATCAATCCCGGTAATTACCGTGATGCCATTAAGTAATAAGCTGGTGAAAAGGTTAACCGCTTGCATGGCGTTCTGGCGTGAGAAGCGATCAAGGGATTCAATCAAGAGGAAAGACCCCTTTGGGATCAAACCGGATTCAACTTGGTCTATGAAATCCGATAAAGCTCCTTCCTGAACGTTTTTACCCTTGTACGCGGATACCCCTAAATCTTGGTATTCCTCGAAAATCTCCAGATCGTACTCAGTAGCAATCTGTTTTGCCATTTCAGCAATGTAGCTCTTCTGACGCTCAATCGAACTACCTTTACCTTGTCGTTCGCTGGAGTAACGGATATATGAATATAAGCGTGGACGATTCATGGTATTGAATTTCACTGGAAGTACTGTATTTCTTAAGATTGTAACATGTGCAGACATTGGTCATCACCTCCTTGGTAATCCATTGGGGCGACAGGTATAGCTGTTTTTACGCCTCAATTCTTAATGAGGTGTATTTTACTTTAGTGTTGCCGATGGTCACGCCCAGCACCGCCATCACGGTAAAGCCCAGACCGGTCAGCACCGCGTGGATGAGGTACAGCACCGGTGCGACGAACAGGAACAGGAATTCGATTGGCTCGGTGGTTCCGCCCACGACGCAGGCGATCACGCCGGAAATGAGCAGGCCTTTAATTTTATGACGGTTTTCCGGGCGCGCGCAGTGGTACATCGCCAGCGCGGCACCCGGCAGGCCGCCGAGGAAGGCAGGCATTTTACCCTGAGACAGGAAGCGGGTGGCGCTTTCCGAGAAGCCGTGGGTGGTCGGACAGCTCAGCTGCGCCTGGAAGATGGTCAGCGCGCCGCTCACGTCGTGACCGCATACCTCCATCGTACCGCCCGCTTCGGTGAAGCGAATCAGGGCCACCAGGATATGCTGCAGGCCAAACGGCAGGAGCAGACGCTCGCCGGTGCCGAAGATCATCGGACCGAAATCTCCCGCGCCGTTGATGATGCGGCCAATGCCGTTGATGCCCATCGCAAAGACCGGCCAGATCAGCGGAATGATCAGACCAAACAGGCCCATCACCACCAGGGTAACAATCGGCACGAAGCGGGTACCGCCGAAGAAGGCCAGGGCATCCGGCAGACGGATATTGTGGAAGCGCTCGTGCAGCATCCAGATAATCACACCCGCGATCACTGCCCCGAGGATCCCGGTATCAATAGACTGGATGCCGATCACGCTCTGAATGTTGTTGGCTTTCAGCACGGCGGCGTCGGTGGTCGGCAGAATGCCTTTCGCGGTCAGCCAGAAGTTAACCGCCAGATTCATCACGGCGTAGCCCACAAACCCGGCAAACGCCGCGACGCCTTTGTTCTCGCGCGCCAGGCCCAGCGGGATAGCAATACAGAACATCACGGGCAGGAAGCTAAACGCAAAGGAGCCGACTTTACTCATCCAGATGAATCATGATTGAAGTGATATTAATATGTTAAATCAGATAGTTAAGGTTATGCGGTTTTTCTATGGGGCATCAGTGTGGCATTTTGAGTAAATGATGCGTTCAAAATGCCCACCTGGTCATGGTTGTTCTCGGTCATCCATTTACCGTAAACCGTGAATAGCATTTGCGCTGACGAATGGCCCATCTGGTGCGCAACGAAATTTGGGTTCGCTCCGGCGACCAGTGCCCAGCACGCATATGTGTTTCTGGTTTCATAAGACCGTCTTTGCCGGACGCCTGCACGACGCAGGGCAGTGCGCCATGCTGAATTAATGGATCCGGGAACGTAGCACATCGTCTTCTTACCGTTCATTGAAGTAATCGACGGGGAGAATATAAAGGTGCATTCATCGGTTCTCTTTTTTTTGTATTCCCGTAGGCTGACGCTTACCTTGTGGGATGCCATCATTCTTGTCAGTGGCATTTGCGCCTTGAGGGCATCAATTGCTGGCTGGGTCAGCTGTATTGTTCGAATCCCGGCGTTGGTTTTTGGCAGGGTGAAGTTTCCCTTCAGGGAATAGTTCCGTGACACTGTAACAGTCCAGTTGACAGTATCCACATCCTCCCAGGATAACGCGCTTAGTTCGCCATGCCTGACGCCTGTATTTACCGCAAAGATAACCATATTCTGAAACTGTAGCGTTGGGCAGGCCGCAACCACTCTCTGATACTCATCAGAAGTAAGAGGATCTGGAATGGGTCTTTCTTTTGCGAGAGGGGTAATACCTGCCATCAGATCAGTTTTCAGGTATCCACTTTTGAAAGCAAAGCCCAGCATCCCGCCAAGGCATGCCATATAGCTATTGACTGTAGGAACGCTTCTTCCCTTTTTGGGTGGATGATTTAGGCCATGTCTGGTCTTCTGCCAGCCGTTCAGTAGCTCCTTCCTGGCACTAAGGATATCTTCAGTGTTCAGGCTGCCGATATACCTGTGCTCACCAATTGTTTCGATAGTGGTTGTGAGGTGGCAATCGTAACGCCTCAACGTCCCGAGGCTAAGCTCCATCTCTTTAAGCCCAAGCCATTTCGATTTCAGTTCAAGTAGTGAGATTTGCTTTCTGACAGTGCTGAATTTCTCTGCGTTCGATGAATCAGGGAATTGCGAGGCATAATTGAATGTGCCTGTCTTTATCGCAAAGCAGACTGAAGCCCGAAGTTCGCCTGCCATTTTCCTGTTTTTTGGCGTGTCAGGAACGCCGAGATTTTCCCTGACACGCTTCCCCTGATATATGAACCATATGCGTAACGATTCGCCATGAACCTCTACGCCTGTTGGGTATGCTGCCATAATCATTCCTCGTTTGATGTGCCAAAGGACATTTAAGCAGATATTCTCCGGCGTTTCGCTGGGCTTTGGTGCTCGATCCAGTGGTTTATCTCATCGCGGTTATACATGATTGGGCTGTTTTGCTTAGGTGCCATATCAGGGGCAACATGGCGATAATGCTTTCCCTCCATCCAGGTAGACCGGCGGGCATGCTGAATCATGTGCTTTGACATGCCGGTTGTCGCAGTTAAAAGTTCCTCTGTGACCCATTTATTCGGTACCAACTGAATAATGTCGCTCATGGTTTTCTCCAGGCAAAAAGAAGCCGCCCGTAGGCGGCAATAACATCAAGGGATGTGAGGCGGTGCTTTCGCACCCAATAGCCAGCTCATAACTGGCTATCAGTTGCGTCATGGCTTCGATGCGCGGTAATCGTCTAGCGCTTTAGCAATCGTCTCAATTGGGTCATGCTCCTGGCTGATAATTTCACGGATGCTTTCCTCGCTTGGGTTTAGACCTTCTCCATCACCGAAGTAGAAGGCGAGTGCGTTCATAATTTCATCATATGCCGACATAGTCTCTCCTCATGCCGCGCGCTGGGCGCGCAGCGATTTAATGTGCTCACTCGTCTCCAGTTCGGCGCGTATCTGTGCCGCCTCACGGTGATCGAGGTGCTCAAAATCATTGTTGAATCGGTCGATTGAAGCGGTGTTGATCCGGCCCTGTCGCCAGTAGCGGACTATCTGAGAAGTGCAGCTATGGATGATGACGGGCCAACCGTGCTGGTCAGCGTAAATCTGACCCCATTGAATTAGCTGGAACATTGGCTGACTCCTGCATTTTGAGGAATAAAATCATTGCAGCGCGGAGAGGGTTGTCATGGCGTACTCGCTCCGTTTCCCAGCCATAAGCTGGAGAAGCGACCCAGCCACCGCCATCCTGTGGCTCGGCGAATACGTCGAACGCTAGGCAGATTTTCTTGTCAGCGATAATCGACCATGCGTCTGCCGGGGCGTTGCAGTAGTCGACCCAATAGCTTGGTAATTGCCCTGTGATGCACGCACATGGTGGTCTGCTTTTGCTTTCAATTACCGTGCTTTCAGGATGGATTATTGCTGCCACTGCCATATTAATTTCCTGGTCACTCATCTTGCTGTAATCCATCACTCCTCCCGCTTGTAGATTGACCAACCGGCGATTGCATCGACCCATCGTCGAGCCTTTCTTCCGCTTCCATCGCAGCCCATCCGCAGAGTTGCCTGGCTGCCAATCACCTCAACCACCTTGTAAAAGAACCCACGCGGTGACTTCCAAATTTCTCCAACCTGAAAGCGCTCACCTTTGCAAATATCAGAACCCATCATGACCTTCCTTGTTTCTTCCGTAACTCGACAATCTCAAGGCATGCCACACACATCGTGCATCCCGGATACGCTTTCCGGCGCTCATCAAGTAACTTGTCACCGCATTCCTCACAGTGCGTTGCTGATACTGCTGAGTGGTTGAGTCTGTGAGCGGCTACTGCCATTTCTATTCGCTGCTGAGTTAGCTCGCTTGCAGCGTCAATGGTACTGGTGTCATAGTCAGTGCTCCATGAACTGTCGGTTAATACGGTTGAAGGTGAACGCCAGCAATAAAAAGGGAGCCTTAAGCTCCCGGGTGATTAGTGCCTTAAAACTGGCGCTGTCTGTTTCTGGTGTCACAAACCCTCCATATAGGCCCGGATAAATTCAGCCGCAGCCTGTGCGTTTATGGCGTTACCATAGCCTTTGAGTCGGCCGACGCGGTTGCTGCTTGCCACTCTGGCCACCCCGGACTCGACTCGTCCCAGGCGCGCGGCAGCCCCATCAACCAGCGGGAATGTGCCGGGTTCAACTGGACGCCATTTGCCATCTCGACAAAAGAGCCAGTCCGCATCTCGCCAAAAACCGTTAACCTCAAGGGCCCGCATGTGTACGCCTGGCGGGGTAGCTGATCCAGTCAGTCCTTTCCATCCCGCTGCGCTGTCATCCCCGCCGAGTCCTTCCAGTCGCGTGAGGTTGGTGTCACCCATGCCGCCAGCACTGCAAAGTCCTGAAGGTTTGGCTGGCGGCCAGCCTCCTTCCTCGCTATTACCTTTTTCCAGTCCTGGTAACAGTTTTTGACGTTGCTCGCTAATGGACTCGGCCACCCAATAAGCTCGTTCTCTGATGTGCGGCGCGCCGATGCTCGCTGACGTAAACGGCACAAGCCCGAAGGCGTAACCCATTCCCTCCAGGTCTGATTGAACAAGGTCGAACCATACATTTGCGTTACCAGCTGCAACCTGTTCGCCAAAGACATGCTTAGGTCTGCGCTCGCTGATGAGGTGGAAGAAGTGGGGCCAAAGGTGCCGCTCGTCAGCAAACCCATCTCCTTTGCCTGCCGCGCTGAAAGGTTGGCACGGGCAGGAGCCGGTCCAGACTGGCTTATCGTCAGGCCATCCGGCGAGGCGCAGGGAATGAGACCAGACGCCAATTCCGGCGAAGAAGTGGCACTGCGTGAATCCTCGCAGGTCGTCAGGTATGACATCTTCAATACTCCTTTCATCAACTTCGCCCGGTGCGATATGACCGACGGCGATCAGGTTACGCAGCCACCGGGCAGCGAACGGGTCGATTTCGTTGTAATAAGCTGCTGGCGTCATGCGGCCTCCGTTTTCACAACGTCGATGGCGCAGCCGGGGATCAGCTCAACGGAAGCGGCGGCGCACTGGTTTCCCCAGTGGCTCCAGCCTGGCGCTGCGCTGCGGCTGAATAACTCAATCCGCGGCACGTCTCCGTAGAGCAGCTCCAGGCGGTGGCGAACTTCCCACGGCTTCTCGCTGTGAGCGCCGAGTGGGCTGTAGACCACCTGCTTAATGCCAGCATGCTGGCGTTCCAGACCGGCGCCGCGGGTGGCGATCAGCACGTCTTCGGTATTGGCGCGGGTGTGGTTGCCACCGTTCATGCGCGTCTCGGCGTTTAGCAGATCGAGGAAGTCGTAAAAGTCGGTGACTTCACCCTCGGCCAGCGCCTTGTTGATGCGCAGCTCTGCGTTCTGATTCAGCTTCACCCAGGTGAAGCCCTTCATCGTGCGAACGGTAAAACCCCAAGCCTCGGCCAGTTCGATAGCCTCCTGGTTATGCGTGCCGGTGTACCACATCGCCAGCACCGAGTTTTCGGCGGCAAGTTCCCAGACTGGTAGGCGCTTGATGTCGATTAACTTCATGGTTGAGTAGTGATCGGCGGCAGCGCCGTTGCTGATGGTGTTGCCGTAAGACCAGGGCGGATCGACATACAGAAGTGAGTATTTCGCTTTCATGCCGCCTCCTGCCTTTCCCGATATTCCTCAGCGAGCCGCTGCGCCTTTAATGGATTGCTGACCACTTCACCCCATGGCATTAGCCAGCCTTTTCCAATGAAGGGAAGGCACACTGTGCCAACCCTGATGTCGTCGTGAGCGTGAGTCATTAGTCACTCCTTGAAGCGCCGCCGAGGCCCTTGCGGTTGTCGTTGAGGTATGGGTCAGCTGGCGTGTAGTTGGGTGGGGCAGGGGGTGAATCTTCTTTGGCTCTTTCTTGCTGGATGATTTGGTAAAGCTCTTTGCGATCGGCTCGCTCGGAGGGTGAAAGCTTCCGGTCAGGAATTGGCCGGAGAAGATATTTTCGATACTCGGGGGTAAATTTGTTCATTGGCTCCTCCTGGCCGGGAGATGATTCAAAAGGGTATATCGTCGTCGAAGTCCATTGGTGGTTCGCTTGGTTGATGTTGTGGTGCCGGTGAGCGTTGTTGCCGTTGGTGTTGTGGATGCGATGATGCCTGTTGACGGGGGTTATCATTTCCTGGCGTTCCGCGTGGTGGGAGATCGATATCCCGTACCAGGATTGTCGGTGTCTGCACCTGCGAACCGTCCTGCTTAGTCCACTCCTCAATTACAAACTCGCCAGTAACAGCAACCTTTGCTCCCTTAACAATCGCGCCAGAGAGCTTCTCGGCCATTGCCCCGAACATCTTGCAATTCAGCCATGACGTCTTCTCATTCTCGCCAAACCCAGATTTTGCCGGGAGTGAAAACGAGGCGATGTGTTTCCCGTTTGGCGTGACGCGCAGTACCGCGTCTCTACCGACATTTCCTGACACTGTGATTGTGTTAATAGCCATTTAAGCCGCCTGTTTAAGTTCTTTTAGTCGAATGCCGGTGACGTCTTTGCATTTAGCCTGGTGATCAGCAAAACCATTCAGACGTGACCATGTTGTCGCGTATTGCGCCTGCAATTTTCTGCTGTCGTTTTCAGTACTGGCGTACTGAGTAAATTCGGCGAGAATTTGATCGGCATCTGCCGGTTGCACCTGATGGGTTTCGGCATCCGCGTCGATTGCAGTTTCCTCAGTTGGGATGCAAAACGCCTGAAACGCCGCGTATTTGTATGCTATCGACATGGCCTTGTTTGTGGCCTTGTCGCCGCTATCCATCGCTTCACCATAGGTGGTGACAGTGTGGATGCTACCGTCCTCGGTGCTGACGAAATCGAAGTCACCACGAACCGTGATGTAGAACAGCGCACCGCCATTTTTGCTGGTTCGCTCGACGCTGGTGCGTTCGGTGTAGCGGGGTAGGATCAGGAGTTTGTTTTTTACCAACTCCGGGGCCAGCGCGTTGTAAATGTCGTCGATACCACGAAACGCGTAATTGACCTGACTCCCTTGCTTCCTTTCTTTGCTGATACCCTTCTCAGCCAGCGCTGAAGCAACGCCGCTAATGGCGGCGTATACTTTTTTATCTGTCATGTGTAGTTCCCCGCAAATTCATCCCAACTAATGATCGGGTTCTGCCGCTCGGCAGCCAGGTTAACTTGCTCGTCATCACCATCCGGCTTTTCCGGCAGCACGTCACGCATAAGGCGCAGGAATGACTCTTCATCCCACCGTTCTGCCGCCGTCATGCTGCACGCTCCTGATGAGTGATGACGTACCCCTGCTCAGCCAGCCATTCGATGACTTCTGCGCCGTCGAGCTGCGGTAGCACGTCACGGGTTTTAACGGTACCGGCCAGCACAACGCCCTCCATCTCAACTTTGATGGTGTTGTGGGGGCCGACAGATGTGCGCATGTCTACGCACTCGCATGTGATATTCATGATTCGCCTCAATATTTGATGTGCGCGTCCTGCACTTTGCCGCCAGCAATCGCCAGCACTGCTTTCTGTGCGAATTCTTCTGGGATGCCCTGAGCAATAAGGTCTGCGTAGACACGACGGTTGACGGTGCGGCGGTGCTCTTTGTCCGCGGCGCGGCGGGCTTCTTCTTCAGCTTTGCGCTGCTCTTCGGCCAGGCGGGCGGCTTCTGCCTCTTCCTGGCGGCGGCGCTAGGCGGCAACGGCCTCTTCTTTTTCACGTCGTGCACGCTCTTCTGCTTCCTGCTTCTCGCGTGCCGCACGCTGTTCCGCTTCGATGCGCTGGCGCTCCGCCAGCTCTGCACGCGCTTTCTCTTCAGCTTCACGGCGTGCTGCGGATTCAATCTCTGCTTTGTGCTTCGCTTCGGCATCGCGGCGGGCTTGTTCTGCCGCTTCGCGCTTAATGCGTTCTTCGTGATCACGCTGAGCCTGTTCCGCCTGACGGCGCTGCTCTTCGCGGTCACGGTCAAAATCCTTATTCACCAGAAGGGCCAATTCGTGGTCCGCTTCAAACTTGGCCGCCAGCTCTTGATCGAATTTGATGTTCATTTCCAGCGCTTCGGCGTGCAGCGCGTTCATGGCTTCCTCTGCCTTGATGCGCTCCTGCTCTGCCTCCCATTCATCGCGGGGCTTAAGGATTGCGTCACGAATGGCATCGCACTCTCTGGTGAATACTCGCAACTCCTCTTCTGCTGGCTTAACCGCCTCCTTCAGCCGCTTGAGATACTCTCGACCTGGCTTCTCAATAGCTGTTTTGCTGGAGCCAACCATGCGCGCCAGGCTGCCAATGCGGTCACGGCCTTTTTTAGTGGTAACGTCTGGCACTTCTTTAGCCAGTTCTCGGATTTGCTCAAGAAAGCCGTTAAGTCCACCCGCGCTGTAAAGTGCTGGAGCCTGCTCCGGCTTTATTTCGATGACAGTTAAGTCCGTTACTTCGCTCATGGTTTCTCCTGAAATTTGGATGTGCAGATCCCGCCCGCTTAATGCCAGGCCGATCGGTTGAATAGGGTGGTTAGTGCTGGATAGGGTTGCCGTGACCGTCCAGAAGGACGTCAATCACGCAGTCACTGAGGCGGATGATTTCTGCATCGGTGTGCAGGTAAACCCATTTGCGCTCCTGAATTACTGCTGAGACGCGATAGGTTCGGCCTTCATGCATTGCCATCATGCCGGGCGTAACGCACTGGCGAATGAGAGGGGTGGTGCCGTAGTGCAAGTTGCTGCTAATTTTTTGCAAACTCACCATGCTGTTCTCTCCGAAAATCATTAAGGACAGCCACCGCATCTCTGATGGTGCGGTAGTAACCTAAAAACACTCTCTTCCCCGATGAATCAGTTGATCGTGCAGACCATTTTTTAACATCCGGCCGCCCCTTTACAACCCATCCTGATTTCGTCACTTTCCACGTAAATACTCCGGTTTCAGGGTTGTAATCCAGCAAGGAATCTATCTCCTCAGCACTTGGCAACTTGTGCTTTCGCATCATGCCTTCACCTCAACCTGTTTCAGGAGGCCAGCGATATTCATCTGTTGGCGGTTAAGCGTCATCTTTTCACGCGGGTTCGATACCGACGTCAGCTGCCACTCGTTATCGTTGAGCTTTTTGGCGGTGTACTGCTTGCCGTTGTGGGTGACTGTCATGAGGCCTCCAAGCCAATGGCATCAGAGATAATCTGGAGCTTCTCAACTGAAACGCCTTTTCCGTTGCCTACTGGCTTTTCCATCCAGTCGAGCGACACTAGTCGGCCGTCGGCGATAACACCGATATTGAAATCATCACAACCTGCTACTTCAAATCCGTGAGAAATTGCCACTTCCCGCTTATCAAATCTTTCCAAATCTGAGGAATAACCAATGCCGTAACCGTGGTCGTTTGACCAAGCGTGCTGCTGGATAACGATAAATTTTTGCATAATCACTCCGCCCGTAAGCTGGGCTTCTGAACGTTGAAACAAGACTTCTGCGCTATTGGGCGGTGGATGGCCGCCGGTTGTCATAACTCACGCTCACTCGTTGGAATGAGCTGAGGTATGGCCGATAAAAAACCCGCCGGAGCGGGTCTTCAGAAATAGTCTTTGTGGTCGTGCATCGCTCGCTCGAGGATTACCTTTGCATCTTCAAAGTTGGCGGATTCAAAAGCCTCTCTTACGGCCTTAGCCAGGCAAGTTGCATCGCTTTCATAGTCGTCAGCTCTGCTTTCCCAGTTTGATGCCTCTTCTTCAGCTTCATAAAGTCGATCGCCATACTCGCACTCGAGTTCCTGGCGCACTTCATCACGAAGCTTCTCCTTGATGATTTCGGAGGCTTCTTCAATCGGCATTGTTTCCAGAATCGTCTCTGGCTGATGAGTGCCGTATTTCAGTGAGATGTCAGTAGCAAACATGCAACCTCCAAAAAAATGCCCGCGCGCTGGCGGGCCAAGAAGACTTTTCCAATCCAACCAGAACAGGATCATCGTCTCCTGTGCGGTTGAGATGGCAGTATTACCATCACCAAGCATCGGCGTCCGGTGCTTGAGGCTGGCTCTGTCGTTACCCGCTGATGCGGGAGAAATGCTTTGGCGATTGGATGGCCGGCGCTGAACTACTCCCGGCATTGATGATTTCTCGCTAGGTAAACCTGCCTCTCACCACTTTGCGAACCGTGCCCAGGCAGCTTGAGCATCATCATCTTGACGTCTCAGCGCATCAGCCTGCGCATTCATCCAATCCCAAAGCACTTCGCCACACTCTCGCAGTGGCCGCGCTCATGCCCTTGAGTCCTTGTCGCTCATCGCCGCTCATAACCGGTGCGCGTCTGGCGTTCGCGCTGCTTTACCGGCATACCCTTTTCCTCGTTTAACCCTGACCAGCGGTATGTCGCAGTTCGGACCTGCGTCTGGCTCTCTCATGGAGACTCGGGGCCGCATCATTACTGCGGCTTGAAAGTGCGGTCTGTCCGCTTTAGTGCTTCATTGGAATCACTCCTTTTAGTTGATGCCCCGATGTTCGGGAACTGAGCAGCAAGCCATTCCGGTGCGGAGTCCTCTTCGTGTGCTATACCCGCCACGCGTTACACACCTGCCTCAATCCCATTGGGCGCCATTTCAATTTGCCAGGAGCGCTCCGGGTGATTTGCTGCTTGACTGAATTCTTAATGAGCAGGCGACTTGCTGTCCGCCGCTGGCTAACTTCGCTCAGCTGTCGATGTTTCGTTTCGATGGGTGGATAATCACATATTGTGTTTTATTGGTCAACACGAAATGTGATTAATGATGACAACAAAGCGTGTTGTTGCTGATTTGAAAGGGAATTTATTTTTTTAAATACCAGTGCTACGCTTAAAAAAACAGCAGGAGGGATGTGCATGGTTCTGGATGAAGAGCGTATAAGCATGAAAATTCAGGCGATGGGGCGGGCGGTGATGGAATTGTCACTGGCTGATTTACCCATGACCCAGCAAAACATCATCGACAAGCTGGAACGGTACCGGCATGAAACCGGCAATGTGATAGGGAAGGGAGCTAACAGGGATGCTGCGGAGTTGGTGAGGAAGGGGCAATAAAAAAGCCCGCACGGGCGGGCAGGTAGTGTTGCGATAGTTATTGTTATCAGCTTCAGGCTGGATAGTTATCGGCAGAATGGGGGATAGCTTTATGGGTGGGCAATAAAAAACCCGGCGCGGTGGCCGGGTTAATAATGTTCTAGGCGATCTATTTGACTCTCACTTAGCGAGTGAAAATCTTGTTCCGTAATATCAATAATCCTGGGCAGGAGTGCGTCAGCCGTTTCGTGAGCGTCTGGTGCAATCACAGCGATGATTTGAAATGCATCAGCCTTATCCCAGTGACGCGCATATACTATATAGTTATTGCTCGTTCTGGTTGATTGTCGCATAGCATCAGTCCAAAAACCTTCTCCTGGTGCTTTGAAGTGGATTTTGAGGATGCCGGATGTTTGCGCTGAATTATTACGTTCAAAGCCGCCATTTCTTCCAAGGCGTCCGGATAAAGAGATGCCGTTAAGATAAAGAGATAGTTCTCTGGCAAGCCCTTGTATAAACGCCGAATTATTTAATGAGGAATGGATACTAACTCTTGCCATTATCTCCACTCCGAGCCGATTTTTAGCAGCTGGCGTGATGCGGAGAGCGCAGATGAAAATTCCTCTGAGTTACCCTCAACACTACTGCTTACGGTCGGCACGGGTGAGACAAATTGCTCTGCCAGGAGAGCAATGTTTAGATATGCATTTCGCAGATCAGAAACAGAGCGAATTGCTTTGCGTTTTTTTTCATAAACCAATGGCATGTAAGGCTTCCAAGCGCTCGACGTTTCAACTAGAGAAAACACATCGCGTAAATTCTCTATGTGCCCAGTCAGCATTTCAGCCCTAACCTTTAATTCAATGGGAAACTCATTGGTGAAATGAAGATCTTCATCAGAAAGTGTGTTTAATGAATTAACTATTTCATTGCACTCAACTAATTTGCGCTCTACACCTGCAATCGCAATAGAGGCACGATCTAAGGCGTGCTTAACTTCATCAGGATTTTCAGGCATGGCAGACTGTGCCAGTCTCGAGTTAGCTCTGGCAAGTGGGGAAACTATTTGCTGCGCCGCCCTGGAGGCTGCAAGGATATCTGTAGCCTGTAAAGCTAGCGCTTCGATTCCTGTAATCATTTTCATACCTTCATTCTAAGCTTTAGCTTGATTTGCCGCCATCGAAATTACAAATCATAGCCAATCACCAACTATGCGCCGACCAGAACACCTTGCCGATCAGACCAGCCGCAGCTTCGTCTCTACAGCAACACCGATAATTCGACAGTTACCATTCACCGCTACCAATGGCCACTGTGGATTTAAACCCTTCAGGTACTTCTGCCCACCATCGATCACCAGCTTCTTAAAAGTCGCCTCGTTCGAATCGGATAGCTTAGCTATAACCAGGCTGCCATTTACCGCATCTCTACCGGTGTCGAAAAGTACATAGGTTCCTTCAGGTATGCTCAAGCCAGTAGGGGCTGTCATTGACTCGCCCTCAACGAGCAACCAGAACGCCTCCCCCTGAATGTGAGCATCTGATTCAAGCCAAAGGTCGATATCTTTAAGGGTGTACGGCTCAACAGCTTCGCACCATGCTCCTGCCTGCACCTTGCTTATAACTGGGTATTTATCACCTGGCTTGTAAGGGCCTTTGTAGTCATCGCCAAAAAGCAGCTCGGCAGGCGCAACCCCCAGCGCCTTAGCTATTACAGTTGCATCATCAACGCTAACGCTCCTGGTGCCTGATTCGTAATTCCCTATGCGTGACTGCGAGGCCCACCCGCAAAGCTCTGCGAGAGCCTTTTGTGACAGCCCTTTATCTTCGCGAAGTCGCTTAATGCGGCCCGCTATATCTTCGATTCTATTCATTCTCATTTTGTATCACGCGCCGTGTTAAAAAGCTTTACACGAATTGTGTTGATTAATAATCACGAATTGTGTTTAATGATGCTGAGTGACCATTCTTGAAAGGATCAGCATGAACAATATCGCCAACGAACGTAAGAAGCTTGGCATCACTCAATCAGAGTTAGCAGGTTCGTGCGGCTGGAACCAGTCCCGCCTTGCTAACTATGAAGCTGGCATACGAGCACCAGACCTGGATTCGTGCCGCCGCCTGGTTGACGCGATGAATAAGCTGGGGAGCAATACATCTCTCGATGCGTTGTTCCCACCAAAAAATAATGCCGCCTGATTGGCGGCCCTAACCACGAAAGGGAAAGCAATGCATTCACTTGCGTATCAACACAATACCGGAATACACCCGGGAGCGGTGATAAACCGCGCTCAACCTAAGGCGGCGCCAGACCACGAAAAGATCCGCGATGCGGTCCGGGCATGGTCGTCGGCGCTGGACAATCAGGACGTCGTTTCGGCGCTGATCATCAACGAATACCGGGAGCAGGGCGGGAACTACATAAGCTTTCCGGAAGACATCAGCCGGGCGCGGCAGAAGCTGTTCCGCTTTCTGGATAACCGCTTCGACTCCGAGCAGTACCGCGAGAACGTGCGCCAGTTGACACCGGCAATCATGGCCGTCCTGCCACTGGAGTACCGCAACCGCCTGGCGCCGCAGAACGACACGATGTCGCTGATCGCCTCTGCGATGAAAGAGTGCGCTGAAGCTAAACAGGCCGTGCTCCTGGACGCTCCAGAGCATCAAAAGCTGAAAGAGGTAAGCGAGGGTATAGCGTCGCTGTTTCGCCTTATGCCTGAGCAGGTAGGCCCGCTGATGACGATGGTGACGTCGATGCTGGGGGTCATGTGAGAACTACAGAAATGGCGAAAGCCGGTCTGCGCGAACAGAACCGACTTTCAGGTGCAAAAACGAGAGTAGTTGCAGGAGGAATAATGGCAAAAAATCCACGCTATTACCATACCGCTGTACATAAAAACATAACCCGCGACCGCTTCATCCGCTCGGTTAATCCGATTGTGGCAGAGAAGATGCGCGCCATCCTGGAAGAACTGAAACGTAAGGAGAGTGGCCGTGGGTAACGTATCCAATTTAGCCGAAGCCAGAGAGGCCAGAAGGCTCCAGAAACCGCGCACGAATGACGGTAAGGGGTTTGCCTTGCTGCACCGTAAAATTATGGATGTGCCGTTCTACAAGGATGCTGAGGCGGCTCATTTGTGGGTTCACCTGCTCCTGCGTGCCAATCACGAACAGACACTGGTATCCACGGATGTCGGCGATGTGATCTGTGAACGCGGAGAGTTCATCACCGGGCGCAACACACTGGCAATGGAAACGGGTTTGACCGCTGATCGCGTTAAATCACTGCTCCGTAAATTCCAGAATCTGGGCATGATCACCACCAAATCAAACAACCGTTTTACTGTTCTAAAAGTGGTCAAATATGACGAATATCAGTCAAATTTTTGTCCAGCCGGTGTCCAGCCGGTGTCCAGCCCAAACGCAGTCGTACCAATGCCTGTGGAGGTGGAGTGTCCAGCCGATGTACAGCCAGTGTCCACAGATAACAATATATTAAATAACTTACTACCTAACGGTAGTAAGTATGTCGCAAATGACCAGAAACCCGCTGAAGAGAAAAAGTCTCGTTTGTCATGCGATGAAGTATGGCAATGCCTGAAAGACGAACTGCCTGAAGCACGGGGATGGAGATGCCTCACTGATGAGCGACGCAATCTGATCCGCACCTTCTGGGGTAAGGCTAACAAGATCGCCCGCAACCTGGACGGCAAGCCGATGGATATGGACGGTTTCAGAAGTTATCTGCGCTACATCGCTCAGAACTGCCGATGGATGCTTGAAGACCGACCAGACCAGAAATCCGGGAAGACATGGCGCCGCATGAAATTCGATAAGTTCCTGACCGAAAAGCTGTACATCGAAGTGCGCGAGGGGGATCGTGATGACCGCTGAATTCATGGCTGTACCGCAAAACCTCGAAGCAGAGCAGAGCGTTATCGGTGGCCTGCTGCTGGATGATGACAACAGCGAGCGAGTCCAGAAGGTTCTGGCGATGCTCAAGCCTGAGTCGTTCTACAGCCGACCTCACCAGCTGATCTTTGCCGAGATGCGCCAGATGTTCCGCGACAACAAGCCAGTCGATGGCCTGACATTGTTCGACGCGCTTGAAGGAAAAGGACTCGCTGAGCAGGTAGGTGGCTTTGCTTACCTGGCGGAGATAGCCAAGAACACTCCCAGCGCTGCAAACATCGTTGCTTACGCAGCATCAGTCCGGGAAGCCGCAATGGAGCGCTACGGTATCAACCGTCTGACCGAAGCTACTGAGCTGCTGTATTCCCGTAACGGCATGAGCGCCACGCAGAAGTACGAGGCCATTCAGGGTGTTTTCACCCAGCTCGCAGACCATTCAAAAACCGGAAGTCGTCGTGGGTTGCGGTCTTTCGGCGAGGTTATGGATGACTGGGTAGCGGATCTGGAGAAACGGTTTGACCCTTCAGGCGAACAGCGCGGTATGAGTACCGGTATCCCGTCACTCGACCGGCTGCTGGCGCCGAAAGGTCTGGTTAAAGGCTCTCTGTTCGTGATTGGCGCAAGGCCAAAGATGGGCAAGACAACCCTATACGGGCAGATGGCGATCAACTGCGCGGTTCGTGAGAAAAAGCCAGCGCTGATGTTCAGCCTTGAAATGCCGAGCGACCAGATCCTAGAAAAACTGGTTGGTCAGAAGTCCGGCGTAAATCCGAGCATTTTTTACATGCCCGCCACGGATGACGCCGATGACCAGTACCAGGGCGACTACGACGGAGACTTTAAGAAGGCGATCGCTACAGCTGGCCGGCTGAGTGAAATCGACATGCTGTACATCGACGACACTCCGGGACTGTCACTGGCGCACATCGTTAGCGAAAGCCGCCTAATAAAACGCGAGAAGGGCTGCGTAGGCATGATTCTTGTTGACTACCTGACGCTGATGACCGCCGAAAAGGCCGACCGTAATGACCTGGCCTACGGGATGATCACCAAAGGGTTGAAGAACCTCGCCAAAGAGCTTGGCTGCGTCGTCGTACTGCTGACTCAGCTCAACCGCGAACTGGAGAAGCGAGTGAATAAACGCCCGTTACCGAGCGATTCCCGCGACACAGGACAGATTGAGCAGGACTGCGACTACTGGGTTGGTATCCACCGGGAAGGTGCTTTCGATGAAAGCGTGCCGCCGGGCGAAACTGAGTTAATCCTGCGGCTCAACCGCCATGGCAGTACCGGTACGGTTTATTGCAACCAGATCAACGGGGCAATTTACGACACAGACCAGCAGGCCGCCGCCGCAGAACGCCGCGGGCGCGAGCAGCAGCCGAAAAAGAAAGGGGGCTTCTGATGAAAGGCAAACAGGCAATTCTGCGTTATCTCGAAACGCACCGGACCTTCACCGCGAAGGATGTGGCCACAGAGTGCGGCATGACCATCAACTGCATCACGAAGAACGCCATCGATCTGGAGAGGGCCCGCAAGATTGTCCGGGTGAGCAAGTCTGGCGAACGGTGACTTATCGCCTGGCGACGCCGGAAGAGCACGACGGCACCGCGCGCAGCTGCACCAACGGAATATTTCAGGAATGCCGCAATAGCGCGGCTATGAAGCGAGTATTGATGGTTTGGGGGAGGGTAGGGGTATGAAACAGAAATTTATCGAGTGGTTTACCAAGAACAACAACGGCTGCTCGCCAGCGATGGAAGACGACAGAAGCTTTGTGTACGAGATGACGCAGCACATGTTCGAAGCGTACCAGGCTGGCGTGGCTGAAGGTGAAGCCAAGTGCGCGGCGCTGGCTGCGGAGCTGAGTGCAGTTAAGGATGCCGTGATCGCGAGAATTAAATTGCACGAGGAAATCAGAAAGGCAGGACGACCTCCGCATACTGACTTCTGGCATCAGTCTATCTACATGGCTGATAAAAAGGTCGATGACGCACTTAACTTAACACCAAATCATGACGCTTTCCTGGCTGAAGTGCGGGCGCAGGCCAGAAACGAAGGTATCAACTATGCCGCCAGTCGTCTCGCCGCCGCTTTCAACCATGGTTTCGTTGATAAGCCGCTGTCTGAAGTCTACGACGTGGTGCGCATGATTCTGGACACCAAAGAAGAACTGGCAAACTCCACGCTGCCAGCCGCTGATGGCTTATCTGGAGAATATGCAGAAGAGTTTCTCGAAGAGTTCGCCGCCCAAATTCGCAAAGGAGTGCAGTCATGACACATCGCAAAATAGTCAACCGTATGCGCAAGGCTCAGCGTGTTAGCGCTTCAAAAATGCATGAGCTTAATGAGGTCGGCATGGTCGGCGTACATGGAGTGAAGGATGTGGAAATTCACAATATCTGCGTGGATGCCCACAATGTGCATGTTGGAATCTGGAATCAACTCCAGCGCTATATCAACCAACTAACTCGCAAGCCCGGAGCCGCCCAATGAGCAACATCGACAAACGCGCATTACGTGAAGCAGCCAATGCGGCAAACGCAGCATCATGGGGGGATTGGGAGTCTTACAAGCCACACAAAGGAGCGCGAGGCTATGAGGTGAAGGTTGGCGTGAAAGCGGTAGCGCAACATTGCCTCAAGGTTGATTCAGTTTTCATCGCCGCAGCTAACCCCGCCACCGTGCTGGCGCTGCTGGATGAGATTGCTGAACTTGAGCAACGACATTGCGGAACAGCATTGCTTGAGCGAGAAGAAATGCACACCAAAACTCTGGGTAGGATGTTGGATGAGCTAGATGCCAAAGACAAGCAGATTGCAGATTTGAAAGAGGCGTTCAGCATTGCATTGTCTGCTGCTGGCATCGATGTCCCCGCCGCAGCCGGTAAAGGAGAGGCATCATGAGCACTATTACCAGAGAACTGGCAAAGCTGTTCAGAAAAATTACGAATTCTGAAATTGATGCTGAGGGTAACGCTCATGTTGTTTTATCTCCTGCTGATAGCCTCCTGATTAATAATGCGCGTATCGCGCTGGCATCGCTCGAAGCGGAGGCGTCGGGGCGAAATCCAGTGCTGGCCTATGCAGACAGCTATCGCAATATGGCTAATCATGGTGTTGAATCTATTCCGGTATGGAGCGTAATTACCGACCTGGAAAGAAATATCGCCCCGCTATTCACCGCCCCGCCAGCACCGGTATCTGTGCCTGATGCGATGGAAATGGATGATGACTTTGACAGCGCGTTTGAACACGGAAAAGCTGTCGGCTGGAACGCCTATCGCGCCGCCATGCTTCAGTCGTTCGGTAATTCCGAACAACTCAACTCTCCGGTTATTCAGGATGGTTGGGTGGCTTGCGTTGAGCGGATGCCTTCCGCAGGGGAACAAGTGTTGGCGTACCGTCCAGACGCGCCGGAAAGTAATGATCCATTAATCAAGATGGCAACGTACGTTGGCGGGTCAGCACACGGACACGGCTTTGATTGCTACTGCAAGCCAACCCACTGGATGCCGCTACCAGCAGCACCGCAGCAGGAGTAATCAAATGAATGCAACCGAAATTGATGCATATCTGGAAGCTCGAAAGCCAAAATCCAGGCACAAGTCAGTTGTATTTGGCGTCGCATCCAATGATGCGGCTTTTGCGGTAACTGGCTTGATAGATGGAAAATCAGAGTCTCATCATGGGTACAAAGCGTGGACTCAAATGATTATGCGTTGTTATGACCCATCCTACCTTAACAAAAAGCCATCATATCGTGACGCTTACGTTTGCAAAGAGTGGATGGCATTTACACCTTTTCTTGAGTGGTGGAAGGGCGCGCATATTGATGGTTTTCATCTTGATAAGGATTTGTTGATCACAGGGAATAAGGTATATAGGCCAGATGCTTGTATCTATATCCCTCCGGAGCTGAACACTTTCACAGCAGATAATCGCTCTGTCAGAGGAGAGTACCCAATAGGTGTTTGCTGGCATAAAGGAGACAGGCGCTTTCAATCTGAGGTAATGGGCCCGGGCGGAAAGAGAATTCACCTTGGGAGATTTAAAACAGCATTGGAAGCACATGAGGCGTGGTTTGAGAAAAAGCTTGAGCTAGCTCAGCGCTTCAAGCCTATCTGCGACGAACTGCACCCGCAGCTATACGATGGCCTTATCGCAAAGATACACAGCATGAGGGTCACATAATGCCTAACCCACCAGACGCATAAGAAACAGGCCTCTTCGGAGGCCTTTCTCTTCAGTTGATTTTGTTGAATCAACCGTCCATACTTTCTTTGCTGATGGCCTGAACACCCATCAGTGACTTCTGCGCATTTAAGGGGACTTAAATGCGACCACAATCTGAACTCCTCACCTTGTCACAGATGCAGAAATGCACCTGCGATTTTCTGCATTCTGCGGTTTCCGGGAAGGAGGCCGTATGATTCTCCCCAAAGACGGCATCAAGCTACACCGTGGAAACCTTGGTGCTATCACTCAGCATCTGAAGCCTCTCCTCGAAAGTGGCAAGTGCTTCCGCCTGCAACTCAAAGACTGGCACGAGAAGAGAAGCCTTTCACAAAATAGCTTGAGCCATGTCTGGTACGAGGAAATCAGCGATTACCTGATCAAGTCTGGGCGCACTGACGCCACGCCTGCATGGGTAAAGCGCAACCTCAAAAAGACCTATCTCGGTTATGAAGAGGTTGAATACACCGACTTCGTGACCGGAATTAAGACGATTGAATTAGAGCTGCGCCACACGTCCGATCTGGACACTGGCGACATGCACCATTTCATGTGCCAAGTGGAAGGCTGGTGCGCTCAGTTTGGCCTGGTGCTCACAATTCCTCAAAGCAGCGAATTTCAGGTGCTGCGCGATAAGCAGGAGGCCTGATGTCCACTCCACTTTCTCGCGTCATCACCAACGAAATCTTTCGCGTTCCGGCGCGCCGACAGCGCAAGCCCGCGGTTAAGCCGTCCGACATCCCGACCATGAAAGACTACACCGCCCGCCTGGTGGACCAGAAATGGCTGCGTCTCGCGGCACGGAGGACGCATGGCTAATTTGTGCAAAGCAGCACGCGGCCGAGAATGTCAGGTGCGGATCCCCGGCGTATGCAACGGCAATCCTGAAACCTCAGTGCTGGCTCACATTCGTCTTGCTGGTCTCTGCGGGACCGGAATCAAGCCGCCTGACCTGATCGCCACCATCGCATGCAGCAGTTGCCACGACGAGATTGATCGCCGAACCCGTCTGGTCGATGCGGAATATGCAAAGGAGTGCGCGCTGGAAGGCATGGCTCGCACGCAGGTCATCTGGCTTAAAGAGGGGCTCGTGAAAATATGAATATTTTCGATATCACGCCAGTCAGCAAACCCCGCATGACTCAACGGGACCGGTGGGTAAAACGTCCGGCAACAGCGGCATATTGGGCTTTTAAAGCCGAAGTACGCCAGCTCGGGATCTGTCTGCCTGAGTCCGGTTATCACGTCACCTTCATCATTCCCATGCCAAAAAGCTGGAGCCAGAAGAAGCGCGCGCAACTGAACGGTCAGGCTCATCAGCAGAAACCGGATAAAGACAACCTGGAAAAGGCGCTACTCGATGCCATTTTCGACGACGACAGCCGCGTCTGGGATGGCCGGGTTACAAAACTTTGGGGAGAGAAGGGTCAGATCATTATTGGGGAGTGCGCGCCGTGACCAGAGACGAGATAACCCGATATCAGGCCGAAAGCGTTAAGCGCGCCAACCTGCCGCCAGTAGCAAAGCACAGCCAGACCAAAACCAACCAGCCACATAAGGAAGCCGCATGAACAGTCAGCAACTGGAATACGTACGTCAGCAGCTCATTGTGGCAACCGCAGATTTGAGCGGGGCAACGAAAGGGCAGCTGGTAGCTTTCGCCGAGAACGCTCAATTCACCGCGACGGCGCGCAGCCGGGGCCGGAAGAAAATCACTGACCCGGTCACCGGCCGGAAAGTTAACCCGGACGGCCCGCCGATGAGCGGTAGCCAGTCTCGCGCCAAGGGCTCATCAATCGCGCTGGTGGGGCCGGTTGAGTTCGTGACCGCATCGTGGCGCCGCGCTGTCCTGTCTCTTGAAGACCACCAGAAAGCATGGCTGCTGTGGAACTACAGCGAGAATATCCGCTTCGAGTACCAGGTAGCGATCACCCAGTGGGCGTGGGCGGAGTTCCGGGAACAGCTGGGCGCGAAGAAGGTGGCCGGCAAGACGCTGGACCGCCTGAAGAAATTGATCTGGCTGGCGGCGCAGGACGTCAAAGCGGAGCTGGCGGGTCGTGAGACATACGAATATCAGGCGATGGCGTCGCTGGTTGGCGTAACACCAAAGAACTGGTCAGAGACGTTTACGGACCGCTGGGTTGAGATGCGGCGTATCTTCCTGCGCCTGGATAACGGGGCTTTATTGCAGGTTACGCGATCACGTTCACAACAAAAGGCGACAAATTTCGACAGAAGTCTTGCAAAACTGGATTGAAACGCATATATTTCATGTAAATCTGATATCGTCGCCATAGCTTCGATTGTCGACACAAAGAATTAAGTGCCTCGCCATCGTGCGGGGCTTTTTTACGCCTGAAGTAAAACTCGCGCCATGCCCGGCGCAAATAAAACACAGAGTCCTACAGAAACGAACCTCGGAGATAACCGCTAATGGCGGCGGCCTCTCTGTGGGCGGTTTTCTGGGCAACGAGGCTCGTTTCTATAGGTAAATACGCATGAATACTATTTGTATCCCTTTGGAAGAGGTCCGCCGAATTTTCGATTTAGACCCTAAATCCCCATCCGGATTGAGGTGGAAGGTATCGCCAAACCACAGGATAAAATGTGGGATGCCAGCTGGAAGCAGAGTTGGAAATGGGTATTACCAAGTTAAAATTTCCGGGATCAGCTATGGGGCTCATAGAGTGGTTTGGTCCATTGCTAATGGTGAAATACCGCAAGGCATGACCATCGATCACATTGATAGAAACCCAGAGAACAATGAAATTTCGAACTTGCGACTTGCTGATAAATACTTGCAGGCAAGAAACAGGAAGCCATACAAAAGAGTTGGCATGGCAGGGAAAAGCAAGGGGAATATTCACCTGAGAAAAAGCGGTCGATATGATGCCACGGTAGGCATCAACGGGAAGATATTTTATTCGAGCGGCAGAGATAAGTCAGTCCTGCAAGCGTGGATAAAAGAAATGCTTGATAAGCATCAGGCGCAGCCTGGTAAATAGATTTCAATGATTTGCCTGTAGCTCAGAGGAAAGAGCAACCGCCTTCTAAGCGGTTGGTCGCTGGTTCGAATCCAGCCAGGCGAGCCAAACCCAGCCAGGGTATTTACGGCCTGAGAGCCGACATTGCCTTACCCTCATCTTCCCGGCCTGTCGCCGGGTTTTTTATTTGCGATGTCCGGTCGTTGTTTCCTGGCATCCTTCCACTCTACACAAACAGCACCCCGTTCTTTCGGAGGTGATATGGCTAAACGTATGCAAGATAAAGAAAGCATTGCCGGAGTGTCATGGCTGATTGTCCTTGCTCTGTCATGCTGGGGCGGCCTGGTCCGATACCTTATTGACGTTAAGCAGAACAAAGCCACCTGGAGCTGGATCAACGCGCTGGCGCAAATTGCAGTGTCCGGCTTTACCGGTCTTATTGGTGGCCTGATCAGCGTGGAAAGTGGGCTGAGCCTTTACATGATTCTGGTTACGTCTGGCATTAGCGGAGCGATGGGCTCCGTGGCGCTGACGTACTTCTGGGAACGCCTGACGGGGATGAAGAATGCAAACCAGTGAGAAAGGCATTGCCCTGATCAAACAGTTCGAAGGTTGCAAGCTCACCGCCTACCAGGACAGCGTCGGAGTGTGGACGATCGGATACGGATGGACTCAGCCTGTCGACGGTAAACCAATCGGCGCCGGGATGACGATTAAGCAGGAAACGGCAGAGCGTCTGCTGAAGACTGGACTGGTCAGCTACGAAAGCGATGTGTCCCGCCTGGTCAAAGTTGGCCTTACTCAGGGGCAATTCGACGCTCTGGTATCGTTCACGTATAACCTCGGCGTCCGGTCACTGTCGACATCGACCCTGCTGCGAAAACTCAACGCCGGTGATTACGCTGGCGCTGCCGATGAGTTCCTGCGCTGGAATAAAGCTGGCGGTAAAGTCCTGAACGGCCTGACCCGTCGTCGTGAGGCGGAGCGCGCTCTGTTCCTGTCGTGATTAGCGCACTGGTTAAGCGTTACTGGCTGCAGTTGCTGGTGCTGGCGTTAATCGGCGTGCTGGCTTTCTTCGTGAACCACTACCGCGACAACGCCATCACCTACAAAGACCAGCGCGATAAGGCGACGGTCAGGGCAGACACATCGGAGGCGATCACCAGCAACGTGATCACCACGATGAACCTCATCCGTGACATTTCACAGGCTACCCAGAATGCAAAGAACGAACTGGCCCATAAAGGCGAAACGCGCATTGTCTACATCAGGAAGGCGCTTGAAGGCGATCCGTGCGCTAACCAGCTTGTTCCTTCTGCCGCTGCTGACAGCATGCGGGAATACGCAGACAGTTTACGTTCCGGCCCCGGTGGTGCCGATAAGCGCTGACCTTACCGCTGACACGCCTGTCCCCGGAATGGTTGTTCCGTTCACGTGGCAGGCAAGTCTGGAGTTAAACGCTCAGCTCTACACGGCGCTGGGACAGTGCAATCTGGATAAGGCGGCAATCAGGAAAATTGAATCCTCCCGACAAGGAAAGAATGCTCAACCCCAATAAGGCGGTGATCATCATCTTGCTGACGGGTAAGCCGTAAGTGGCTAAGCACTTCTGAGAAGCAGGGCAACAGCTGCGACAAGGCAAAGAGGTAACCATGTCCGACATCTACCAAATCACGCTAACCACTCAAACAGGCGAAACCTTCACGGGCAAGATGTCACGACGTCAGCCTGAGTTGGTAAACGGCTTTGTGCCGCTGGCGACGGAAACGGGAGAGTGGCTGTATTTCGCTCCTGCCGACGTTAAGCGTGTGCATTTCACGCCAGTACCGGCAGAACAGACAGATATTGAAAACACTACTGACTGAGTATTTGATTGAAAGCGCGCTGCGCCTCATCAAGCGTCATTGATCCAGTGACATTTGCAGGGAATAGATCATTGCTCCCTGATACTCTCCAGACCCCGCGGTGATGCTCTGGCCTGTACAGTTCCTGTCCGACAACCAGAGAGAAAGCGGCAGGAATAACGCAAACGGTATATCCGTTCAAGCTATGAACCATCAACACAGCCTGGGGCCGAGAGGTTAGCACCTGTCGATTAACTACGATCGCCTTCTCCATGTCGTGATTCCTGAAAATAAATGGTTAGGAATTCTACGGCCTAAATCCGGCTTATCACATCGGACTTGTGGACAAGAGTAATTCAAAAATTAGGAATAAAAAATTATGGCAAAACCGGACTGGGAGGCCATCGAGACGGCGTACCGGGCCGGAGTGATGTCCCTCCGAGAAATAGCATCACAACACGGTATCAGCGAAGGCGCTATCCGTAAGCGCGCCAAGCGTGACGACTGGTCGCGTGACCTGAATGCGAAGATTCAGCAGAAGGCTGATGACCTGGTACGCAAACAGGAGGTACGCAAACAGGTACGCAGTGAAGTCACTTTTAACGAACGCGTACTCATCGAGGCTACGGCTGAGGTAATAGCCAATGTCCGCATGGAGCATCGCGGCGATATTAAGCGCGCCCGACAGATAACGAATGCCCTGTTTGATGAGTTGGGGGCAGAGTGTGCAGACGTGGCCGCACTGGAGAAGCTCGGAGAGTTGATGTTCGACCCTGACGACAAGGGTCAGGACAAACTCAATGAGATTTACCACAAGGTCATCAGCATGCCAGAGCGAGTTAAGTCGGTTAAGGCACTGAGCGACGCGCTGAAGAATCTGATTGGGCTTGAGCGCCAGGCCTACGATATCGACGGGCCGGAAGGTGACAACTCTGTTAAGCAACTGTCTGACCTGATGGATTCTCTGTCTCAGGGGGCGTAATGAAACCTGAGCACATCAAGCTGCTGTCTGACAAAGACTGGCGGCTGAATAACCTTTACTGGATCACCGATAAAGAAGGTAAGCCTACGCGGTTCAGGATGACGCCTGAGCAGCGGGAATACTTCGAGGGGATCCACACCCGCAACATCATCCTGAAAGCTCGCCAGCTCGGTTTCACAACTGAGGTGTGCATCATCCAGCTCGATGCGGCCTTGTTCGAGTCGGCTAAGTGCGCGCTGATTGCACACACGCTGAATGACGCAAAGCGCCTGTTCCGCGAAAAGGTGAAGTATGCATACGACAAGCTGCCTGTTGAGATAAAGGCGGCCAACCCGGCGAGCAATGATTCGTCTGGTGAGCTCGTCTTCAAGAAGGGCGGATCGCTCTACGTCAGTACGTCATTTCGTGGCGGTACGCTGCGCTACCTGCACGTTTCCGAGTTCGGGAAGATATGCGCCAAGTATCCGGACAAAGCCCGTGAGATCGTCACTGGTGCGTTTGAGGCGGTATCGACTGGATGCTTCGCTACTATCGAGAGCACAGCCGAGGGCCGGGCGGGTTACTTCTTCGATTACTGCCAGACGGCAGAGAAAGCGTTGCTGCAGGGCAAGCCATTATCCGCGCTGGACTGGAAGTTTTTCTTCTTCTCCTGGTGGAAGAATCCGCAGTACGCGATCGACCCGGTTGAACCTCTGCCGGCGCGACTGCTTGAGTACTTCGCTGAGATGGAGGCGAAGCACGGTGTAGTCGTCAACGATCGCCAGAAATCCTGGTATTACGCCAAAGAGAAAACGCTCGGCGATGACATGAAGCGCGAGTACCCGACCATTCCGGCCGAGGCGTTCCAGCAGTCGGTCGAGGGCGCGTACTACGCTAAACAGTTCCGCTGGCTCTACACCAACAAGCGGATCGGCAAAATCCCGGATAACTCGCATCTCCCGGTGCACACGTTCTGGGATATCGGTGTGGGCGACTCCACAGCTATCTGGTTCGTTCGCGAAGTTGGTGAAGAGTTCCATATCATCGACTACTACGAAAACTCCGGCGAGGGGCTGAGGCACTACATGAAGGTGCTGAAAGACCGCGGCTATGAGTACGGCGAACATTGGGGGCCGCACGACATCGAAAACCGCGAGTTTGCTGCTGATGCGAAGTCACGCAAAGAGCTGGCGCGCGAGGGTTACGAGATTGACGGCCAGATGTATTCGATAAACTTCCGCGTTGTGCCGAAAGCCGGCATTGATACCGGCATTGAGTCGGCACGTGAAATCCTCCCGAAATGCGTATTCGATGAGGAGAAATGCTCGGAAGGTATCTCTCACCTTGAGGGATACCGGAAGGAGTGGGACGACAAGCGCGGCTGCTGGAAAGACAAACCTCTCCATGACGCCACTTCGCACGGTGCCGATAGCTTCCGTTACTTCGCAGTGACGAAGAACAACCGCAAGCAGGTTGGCACAGTATTCTTCTAAGGAGCATCGCCAGTGAGCGAACAAGATAACGGCCTTCAGATGGCTGTGAACAACCTCGCCACTGAAATGAGGCGAGCGAATTACCTGAATGCCATCGGCATCGGTGGCGGGAACACGAAGCGCCCGACGCTTTACCAGGAATTTGGCTACCCGCGCACGATCACCTTCAACGACTTCTACAACATGTACCGCCGCAACGCCGCTGGCTTCGCTGTGGTGCATCGGCTGCTGGATGGTTGCTGGCAAGACTATCCGGTCATTGTTGACGGTGATGAAGCTCAGGAGGCGAAGAATACAAACGCCTGGGAAAAGAAAGTCACCAAGTTCATGAAGAAGTTGTGGCCGAAGGTGAAGGATGCCGATCGCCGCAATATGGTGGGGCGCTACTCTGCCCTGCTGCTGCAGGTGAAAGACAATAAGCCATGGAGTGATCCTGTTGATACCAAGTTGGTGAAATCCATAGGTGAGTCAGCGTTGGTGAAGCTGATTCCGGTATGGGAGCCGCAGTTAACTGTCGCCGAATGGGACAACAACCGTCAGTCTGAAACCTTCGGCCAGCCGAAGATGTTCAACTTCAACGAGCAACCTGTAGGAGACGAGTCATTCGTCGGCCCGCTGCGCGGCGAACCGGTACACCCGAGCCGCGTTATCCTTTTCTGCGAAGGTTCTGAAGATGACAACGTGCTGTCCGGCATCCCGCTGCTGGAAGCTGGCTACAACAAGGGCCTCGACCTTGAGAAAGTATCTGGTGGTGGCGCCGAGGGTTTCCTGAAGAACGCCAGTCGTCAGATTGCCGTCGAGTTCAGCAAAGAAACCGACATGGCCACGCTGGCAGAGCAGGCTAAGAAGGCTGGCTATGCCGATCTCGGCGAAGCGATGGGCGATAAGGTCAACAAGCTTAACCGTGGTACTGATGCGGCGGCCGTAATGCAGGCCGGTCAGATGCATGTTCTGAGCGTTACACCCGGCGACCCGGGGCCAACCTGGGAAGTCACCGCGAACGAACTGGCAGCCTCCGTGCAGATCCCGTTCACCATCCTGTTCGGTCAGCAGACCGGGAGACTGGCGAGCGATGAGGATAAAACTGACTGGGCTATCCGTCGAAACACGCGGCGTAATGGCTTCCTGACAGACCGGATCACCGCGTTGCTGGAGCGTTTCTGGACGCTTGGGATTATCGACCCGCCGACCAAAGGCGAGGTCACCATTTCGTGGAGCGATCTGCTGGCGCCAGGCGAGAAAGAGAAGATCGAGAACGCTTCAAAACTGGCTGACATCGTGCAGAAAACCACTGGCTTCTATGGCGGTGAGCCGCCTATTGCAGCCAATGAGCTGCGCGAAGTTGTTGGTCTTGACCCGCTACCGGAGCCAAAAGAACCACCGAAACCGGACGAGAAGGTGACTACCGATGATCCACTGGCCGATGACACCAGAACAGACGGCAAAGGTGGGGCTGCCGATAGTTCCGCGCAGCAAGGTTGACCCGACCCGATCGGCAAAGCAGGTAACCGCGATGTACCGGGATATCGAAGAGCGGTATCTCGGCATCAAGCGCGCGCTGAAAGCTCTGTTCGACCAGCGCCTTATCGGGAGAGAGCGTGAGGTAAACAGCCATTACTGGCACTTCCTTTGCCATGACCACGGCGAGGACATGCGACTCTACCAGGTCAACGCAGGCAAGTTCATCTACGACATGTCGGCACAGGAACTGGCTGAACTGCTGAAAGCGGTGCAGTCGATTCTCGACGATTACCTGCTGGAGGGTGGCGAGCAAAACCTGTGGGCGATGGATTACGTCGTTGCAGAAGCGCAGCGCGGCACGCTGGAGGCTTTCAATAACCTCTCGCAGCAGTCGCAGGTGTACACCAGTCAGACGACGATACAGCAGCTCTTAAGCAGTCCCGGTCACCTTAATCAGGTGGCGGCTGCCAGGCTGACAACGTTTAGTGACTGGAAGGTCATCAGTGACACCGCCCGCGGCGATTTAACCAACATCATCACCGATGCGGTAGCGCGTGGCGTGAATCCTCGCGAGACAGCCGGCGTCATCAGCAAGCGTCTCGATGTGTCGATGTCGAAGGCTAAGACCATCGCTCAGACTGAGCAGGTCGGCGCGCTGCGGCAGGCGCAATGGAACGAAACCGACTGGGCCGCTGACCGGCTTGGGCTGAATACTGGCCTGCTGTGGCTGTCAGCGCTCAAACCAACGACGCGCACCTGGCACGCCAGCCGTCACGGCAAGGTCTACACCACCGAAGAGGTGCGGGACTTCTACGCCGAGAACGGTAACCGGTACAACTGCTATTGCAGCCAGATACCGGCGCTGCTCAACGACGACGGCAGCATTTTCAACGAGGGGCTGGCTGATAAGCTGGCGAAAGAGCGTAAGCAGTGGACCGCAAAGGAGGCTGCATGACCGTTTATTGGTGCTGCGGTTGCAGTCGAACATTGAGCTATCAGTGCGTAACTGCGCTGGACTATTTCCCCTGGTGCTGTAGAGCGCCAATGTTACGAAAAATCTAAACAGAGGACGCAACGTGAAGCTATCCAGCATCCACGTTAAATCCCTCGCCATCAACGCCTCCAACATCTCAACGACCACCATCAACGACCAGGAACACTACGTCATTCGTGGTGCGGTCCCGATCGTCGATGACATCGTTATGAATGGCGGCCTGTACCCGGCGGAGGAGATTAACAACAGCTACCAGACGATGGAGCGCAAGTTAATGCCGATCGGTCATCCGATGGTGAACGGCAAATACGTCAGCGCCAACGACCCGCAGGCGGTCAACGATTACTACGCCGGGGCATGGGCTCAGAACGTCAGCAAGGCCAACGACAAGGTCGTGATGGATGTTTACGTCAATAAGGCCGTGGCAGATACCAAGCCTGACGGTAAGCGCCTTATTCAGCGCCTGGACGACATGATTTCCGGCAATAACGCCGACCCCATTCATGTTTCTACCGGTCTGCTGCTGAATAAAGAGCAAAAGGCAGGTGAGTCGAAGCAGAAGAAATACTCCTGGGTCGCTCACAACATGCAGTTCGACCACATCGCGATCCTGCTCGACGAGCCAGGCGCTGGCACGCCGGATGAAGGTGTTGGCATGTTCGTCAACGCTGACGGGCAAGAGGCCGATGTTGAAACGACGAGCCTCATTGATGCCGCCAACAGCATGAAAGACGGCTGGTGGAACAAAGTGAAGTTCTTCATCAGCAACGCTTCAGAGATGTCATTCGACGACATTTACCAGGCGCTGCGCATGTCCATCAAGCAGGACGACAAAAAGTGGCGCTACGTCGTCAGCGTATGGCCTGACCATTTCGTTTACGAAGAGGATGGCGAAAACGCCAAGTCGAAGCTATTCGACCAGAAGTACCTCATCTCTGACAAGGTCGTAACGCTTGTCGGCGATCCAGTAGAAGTCGTGCGCAAACCAACTGAGTATGAAGTCAAAACCAACGGAGAAACAAACCCGATGAAAGAGAAGATGATCGCCGCGCTCAATGCCGCAGGCGTTAAAACCGAGGGGCTGACCGACGATCAGGTCTGGGATGCCTACAACCAGCAGATGCAGAAGAAAGATGGCGGTGGCGACCCGGGCCAGGCTCAGATTAACTCCGATGCTATTACTGCCGCAGTGAATCTGGCTCTGAAGCCGCTTACCGATGAAATCAGCACGCTGAAATCTCAGCTGCAGGCAAACGCAGAAAGCGACCTGAAAACCAAGCGAGATGCGGTTAAAGCGAAATTCTCGTTCATGACCGAAGCGGCGATCAACTCGCTGGCTGGCGACGCGCTGAACGACCTGTACTCACAGTGCCAGACCAGCACTGGTCTGAACCCATCTTTCCAGCAGGTCAATGCTGAAAACGACCAGTGGAAAGACTACGACCTCAACGCTGGCATCGATCAGGAGAAAAAATAATGGCTAACGTCATCTATCGTGGCCCGGTCGAGCGTGAGCCGGAAACCATCAACCTGCCGGTCGCTGCGGCGCTTAACCCAGGCGTGGCAGTGAAGATTGCATCAGGCAAATTGGCAGCAGCTGCTGATACTACCGGCCGCTGGCTCATTCTCGGCAACCGTCGTTTCATCGGCCAGGCAATCACCACCGCATACGCAGCCAATGAAACCGGCGTGGCGTACCGCGTTGAAGGCGAGCAGGAATACAACGTTCGCCTGGCTGCCGCAGCCTATACGGTAGGTCAGGAGCTGACCATCGGTACCGGCGGCGTATTCAAAGCGGCCGCAACCGGCAACCAGGTCGTCGCAACGTTCGACGAAAAAGCAGGGCGCACTCTGGCGGCGGAAGGTTTCGCCGACGTGGTGATCCTCTCCACTCCGTACGCCAAGGCATAAGGAAAACAAGAATGTTAAAGTTTACTCCACAACAGCAGGGGCTGATCATCAACGCGCGCCGTCGCTGGGACATGATGCAGCGCAATATGGCTGCACAGCATGGCTTTGCAGTCAACGACGCTGGCGGTCAGTTCATTGCGTTTGATGACCTCGTCGGTAACGCCTCCGTGCTGCCGAAAGATGTATGGGGCGAATGGGACCGCTCTGCGATTACCGTTCAGCGCGACGTGCTGTCAGTGTTTAATGACCTGGCTGCCAGCGTTTCCCGCCCGATGGCACTCGGTAAGATCGTGCACTACTTCATGACCCTTTCCGATTCCGGCGATGTAAACATCAGCCTGGATGGCCGCGGAAAGGCGAAGGGCGATCAGCCTGTCATGGATTACGAAGGCACGCCGCTGCCGATCATCGACAGTGAGCTGACTTTCGGCTGGCGCCAGATGCTGGCAGCGCAGACTGAAGGATACTCTCTGGACAGTGACGCCATCTCCAACCATCAGCGTAAAGTAGCTGAGAAGCTGGAAGACATGGTGCTTAACGGCGATCCAAACATCAACGTCGGAGGCGCGACCATTTACGGCCTGCGCACTGCGCCAAACCGCGCAACCGGCACGCATGGCCTTGACCTGAACGGCGCTACCGGCGCTCAGTGGGTCGGCGCCATCTCCGCGCTGATTGGCCTGCTGCAGTCCAAGAATTTCTACGGCCCGGTAACCATCTACGTGAACTACAAAGACTGGTTCTATGCGTCTGTGAACGACTACGCGGCCAACTATCCGAAGACCATCCTGTCCCGCATCATGGAAATCCCTGGTGTTGCGGCGCTGGTTCCGGCCTCGAAGGTTCCGCAAAACGAACTGCTGGGTGTGGTTAAGCGTCCTGACGTCGTGCAGATCCTCAACGGCATGCCGATGACCATGCGCCCGAAAGCTCGCCAGAATCCGGAAGACGATTATGTCTTCTCCGTACTGGCTGCTGCGGCGCCGCAGTTCAAACACGACGCGAATGGCCAGGCCGGTTACGCCCAGCTGACCAAAGCATAATTCATGGGGCTTAGGCCCCATCTTTTTTACGGAGGCCGTATGGCTGGTAAAGAACAAAAATGGTTGCTCACCCACGACAGCCACGAACTGAAAAAGGGTGAAGTCTACAAAGGCGAGACTCTCCCGCTGTGGCTGGCAGGAAAAGCGATCCCGGTAAGCGACCAGGTCCTGGAAGTTGCGACACCTGCCGACGTGCAAAAGCTGCAGGCTGACCTCGACGAGGCCAATGGCAAAGTTGAGTCGCTGACCGCTGACAACACGAAGCTGCAGGCTGACCTCGACGAGGCTCAGAAACAAATCGACGAGCTGAAGAAAAAGGCGAAATAACCATGGCAACCCCGCTTACGCCAGAAGAAATTAAAGGCTTCCTCGCTGAGTTGGGGTACGCCATACCTGACACCTTGCTTGCGCCGATCCTCTGCGTGGTGAACAAAATCATACCGTGCCTTGATGGTGCTGGTTATGACGAGTGCAACGCGAAGCTGATCCTGATGTACGCCGCCGCGCTTATGGCTACGTCGTCCGGCGCGCGCCGCATCAAATCGCAGGGTGCGCCTTCTGGCGCGTCCCGCTCGTTTGAATATGGCGACGACAGCATTACCTGGCTGAGAGACTCGCTGGACCGGCTCGATACCAGCGGCTGCACCGGTGAGTTGCCTATCAGCTCCGGTAATAGCGTGGGCCTGTTCATGGTGGTCGGGGGCTGCTGATGACGTACAAATCAGTTAAGCACGGTCTTCCTCGTTCATTCGTCCGCGTCTGGGTGATGACCGACACAGGGCGGGAGACTACCGGCTACGTGAAATCTGACGGCGAGTGGTTCATCAACTGCCCGCGCATTCGGGCTACTGGCGCGAAGGTACTTCGCTGGAAGGAGGGCTGATGTCTGACGTTGCGAACTGGAGCTACACCGCAAAGGCCACTGTCTGGCGAAACCTTGGCAAGGATGAATACGGCGATCCTCTTGGGTATTCCGCTCCTCTTGTCATTGATTGCGACTATCAGGGGGGAATGTCAGAGAAGATTGCCGGTGTATCTGCATCGCTTGGAAACCTTGGTTCTGAGGTGGTGGTAAAAAACACGTTCTGGACTGAGTACGCCGACGCGCAGACCGGTGATTTCATTTTCATCGGCGAGTCTTCCGAGGCTGACCCACTGGTGGCTGGTGCTGACAAGGTTTTGCAGGTCATCCGGTACGCCGACACATTCAATCGAACCGCAGACGATTATGCGCTGCTATCGGGGCTGTAAATGGGTGGGAAAGTTCGTGGCATATCTCAGGCTAAGGCCAATCTGAACAGGCTAATCGACGACATAACCGGTCGAAAGATTGCCAGAGCCATCCAGTCAGCACTGATTATCGGAAGCTCACAGGCAGCTCTGTACACGCCTATCGACACATCGTTATTGATAAACAGCCAGTACCGTGAATTAGTCATAAACGGCGTGCGTGTGACCGGGCGTGTCGGGTATTCGGCAAATTACGCGCTGACAGTACACGACCCTAACGTTAAGCAGACCTTCCGGCGATCAACGGCTGAGAAAGAATTCCTCAAAAAAGGCTTCGATGACATGCGTGAGCAGATCGACGCGGTGGTGCATAAGGAGCTATTTGCATGACGCCGTCAATGTACGAGCGTGTCAGGAATCTGTTTGTGCGTGCTGGTCTGACTGATGGGCGCATCGTACAGTTGCTCTTCTTTGAAGATACGAAGGTAGCGACCGACGCGTTTATTGTGTTCCGGCCAAATGGTGGCACGCCAATCCGCAAAGACCTTGGCGCAGATCACTACGTCCTTGTGGATGTTATCGGGCCCAAGGATAAGCGCGCGGCCACTGCGCAGGCGGTGCAGGCGATTATCGACTACGTGCAGGACAACCCCATCAGCGACAGCTGCGTAGGGCAAATCGAAAACATGGGCGGCATCCCACCGCCGGTGCTGACCGAAGAGGGGCGGATCGTCTTCCGCCTTCAATTTGCTTGCCTCTACGGGGAGTAAGCCACATCTACAGGCTGCCATATGGCGGCCTTTTTATTTATGAATAGGAGTTACCCATGCCAGATAATTGCCAAACCGACAATACGAAATTGTTTGGTCGCGCGATCGTGCTTGAAGTGGCTGATGGCTGCGCCGACACACTCCCCCAGGAATCCGAGTGGAAGGCGCTGGCCGCAGGCACCAGTAAAGGCTTCGATTTCTCGCCTAACAGCGTGACTTCGGACGCTGACGACACCAAAGGCTACGTTGAGAACATCGTGACCACCGCTGACTTCACCATCTCATTTGAAGGTGAGGTTCGCCGTAACGACAAACTCGACCAGTACGGCGTCGGCCGTCTGATTAAGTATTTCAACGGTGAGATTCAGGCAGCACGCCAGCCGACTCTGTGGGTGCGTATGGAGTTCGGTCCGGTCACCTTCATCGGCTATATGCTGATTAACGCGCTCAGCTCCGACGGCGGCACCAACGACATCATCACGTTTTCCACCGAGTTCAAGGTGGCGGCAGCCGATACCATCCAGGTAATCGACACTGATGCTGATGTACCGGCAACCGGCGTTACCGTGACGCCAACCAGCGCATCTATCGCTGCTGGCGCTTCGACCACATTCACAGTTAACATCTCGCCAGCCGATGCGACCGATAAAACCTTTACGGTTACCTCGTCCGTACCGGCGCGTGCTACGGCGACAATCAGCGGCAACATGGTAACAGTTAACGCACCATCCGGCGCGACAGCAGGCACCGCCAACATCACAGTAAAAACTGACGATGGCGAATTCACTGCCGTTTTTGCCGTAACAGTGACGGTTTAACCTGCATTACATGGGGTATCTTCCCGGTGCCCCAGATAATTCAGGTTATGAGGTTTTTATGAAACCAATAAAAGAAATTGGGGAATGCCTGATTACATACGGTGATCATGACTATTTACTCAGTCCTTCATTCATCAACATGACACGGATAGGTGAACCCGACGAGATTGTCAGCACCTTCTATGAGCTCTATCACGACGAAGTTTCCGGGTTAATTGAATCAGCGATAAAAGCTTATGGCGTCGTTCCTTCCTGGCTGATCGAGCACATAAAATCGACCAGTTACGGGCGCAAGGCTGTAATGGCGGCTATGACAGTGATTGAGGCTTGCTGCGATGAGGACACCACTGTTTTGATCGGTGAGCTGCGCCCAGCAAAAGTTGCAGGTAAATCCTTCAAGGTCCGCCGTGGTGCCATGAATGAATACAACATGCTGATCATTGCTCAGTCACTGTTAGCTCATGGCATCATCGGAAAAGCTAAGGTCAGGAAACTTCAGCGGCATGAAAGCAATGAAGCGACCAGCGAATTCAATGCGTTTGAATATATCAGCGCAGCGCGCAATCACTTCGGCATGAGCCGGGCAGAGGCTGAGCAACTCACGATGACCGAATTTCAATTACTCATCGCTGCTAAATACCCTGACCAGAAGGGCTTCACGAAAGAAGAGTACGACGCGGTGGCTGATGACTATATGGCTAAGAAAGCGCGGCGGCTGGCTAAGGCGGCGTAGAGGTTCAGGTGGGTTTCTTCATTTGCCCGATCCCTGATAGGATTAATCCCATCTTTTCTAATGGGGATAGGGACGTGAGAAAGTTAATTCTGGTTGGCTTCGCTGCTTTTACTCTCGCTGGCTGCGCCCAAGAGCGCCCGCTGACATCTTATGATGATGTAGGTCTGTGTACGCTTAAAGGGCAGGCTATTGGGTATGGAAATACTGAAATCATGCCGAAAATTCAGGCAGAGTTTGCACGAAGAGGAAGTTTATCGATTAGCCAGGCTGACTGTGATCTCTACACGCAGACTGGCCAGCAAGATGCGAAGGTGAGGATGAAAACCACCGACAGCATCATTCAGCAGTCAAACCAGACTCAAACGATAAATGCCATTAAAGGCTATTAACAACAAACGTAATTACCTCTAAACCTCGCTACGGCGGGGTTTTTTATTTCCCGGAGAATAGCGAATGACCACGAACGTTGGCGAAATTTACTACGAAGTAAGCGCTGACGTAGCGCCACTGCTGCAAGGGCAGCGCCAGGCTGATAAAGCTCTAGACAGCATGGAGCAGAGCTTCAACAAAACGAACAAGGCGGCTGATGCGCTTGATACCGGACTATCGAGGCTGTCATCTGCAATCAAAGGTGTGATTGCGGCCTCTGCGCTGCGTGAAATGGCTGGCCTGGTGCAGAAGTATCAGGAAATGGCCGAGCGCGTGCAAATGGCTACTTCCAGCCAGGCTGAGTTCGAAATGGTGCAGCAGCGTCTGCTGACAACAGCAAACGGTACATATCGTTCTTTGCAGGAGGCACAGGAGCTTTACATCCGCACGGCTGACAGTCTGCGCAGCATGAAGTACACAACCAACCAGGCTATTGATGTGCAGGACTCAATGTCCTATGCGTTCGTGAAAAACGCCACCTCTGCTGATCGCGCAAACAACGCAATTGATGCCTTCTCAAAATCAATCAACACCGGCAAGGTGGCGGCGGACCAGTGGGAGACAATCACCACCGCTATTCCGTCGGTGATTAATGACATAGCCACGGCCAGTAACAAATCGGCAGCTGAAATCCGAGCGATGGGCGCCGCGGGGAAACTGACGGCTCAGCAGCTTACCGAAGGACTCCGGCAATCTCTTGAAGCAAACACAGCAGCAGCGGCTGGGATGTCTAACAACCTTGTCGATGCCAGTGTGCGAATTAAGACTGCGATAACATCCATCCTCGTTGCCTTCGAGAATGAGACTGGAGTTATCCAGGAATTTACCAACGGGCTGATCGCTTCTGCTGATTCAATGCTTAAGTTCAGCCAGAACTCTGAAAAGATGACTGGCTTCATTGATGCAGCGACAACTGCGGCGACTGTCTTTTCTGGTGTCATTGCTGCGAGATATGTTGGAGCAATGACACAGGGTGTAGCGGCAAAAGTTAAGAGCATTGCAGCTTCCAGGCAGCAGGTTATTGCTGACTCCCAATCTTCACAGGCTGCATTGATTTCAGCTAACTCTACATTGCGCAAATCCGTGGCAGATAAGGAAGCCACAATGTCCGCGCTTGCTTTGGCGCAAGCTGAATATAACGTAGCGAGAGGGAGCGCTGCTGAGATGACAGCGATGGATGCGCTTGTGGCCGCAAAAACACGGGCTACTGCCGCAGCCATTGAACACAAGATTGCTGAAGATGCGCAGGCCGCAGCATCTACACGAGCTGCTGCTGCGGTGCGCGCCGCTTCCGCGAGTATCGGACTAGCCAGGGGTGCACTTTCTCTCATCGGTGGGCCGATGGGTGCGGCAATGCTGGCCGGGGCTGCGATTTTCTACTTTTGGCAGAAATCACAGCAAGCAAAAGAGGAAGCGATCGCCTTCGCTGACGGCCTGGACAAGCTCAATAGCTCAATGAAATCAATGAGCGTAACCTCTCTCAGGGGTTCTATCGCAGATGCCAATACCGCGATAGAGGGGCAAAAAAGCGCGATCGCTGACCTGACTGGTGAGATTGACTCCCTAATCGCTAAGCGCGATGAATATGTGTCAAAAGGCAAGCAGTTTGGCACTACAGCAGAGCAAGGTAACGGACTACTCAAGATCGCAGCCAGGCTAACCGACGAAATCAATCAGAAACAGCGCGACCGCTCCGACATTGAAGGCAAGCTGAACGACACGATCAGAACCAGAGACAGCGCGCAGACCATCCTCAATAACAACATGCTCGAATCGATGGGTATCCACGATAGCCTCATCGAAAAGGGAACGGTGCTTGAGCAGGTTCAGGACGCTGTAGCGAAAGCATTTGGCAATACCGCCAATGCAATCAACAGGGCCAATCAGGCGGGGCAGAACTTCAATCCAAAGGCACTGGAAATCTCACCGCCAACTCAGGCCGGTGACAAAATAATCCTGAACCTGGAGGAGCAAAACGAGCTTCTTAAAATTCAGGATGAGCGCCTGCGTGCCGTTACCAAAGCTGGCATGGAGGCCGCAAAGGCAACGGAGAACCCGAACCAGATCGCAGCTGCTAAAAGACTAGCTGGAGAAAACTACGACCTCCAGAAAGCTGAAGAGGCTAGGAATAAGGCTGCTTCGGAAGCTGAGTCCCAAGGGAAAAAGTCGGCAAGTCAGGCTGAGTCAATTACTCAGAAGTTATCCAGCTTAAAGCAACAGTCCGAGCTAGCAGCAGACTCTACGAAGGAGTTGAGCCGGGAACAGGCGATCCTGACGGCTCAGCAGTCTTTGGGTAAGGGGGCTACAGAAGGCCAGATCCGTCTTGCGGGGCAGTATGCGGCTAAAACGTGGGATGTCGCCAATGCTCTGAAAATGCGTCAGCAGGCCGAGCAGGCTGGCCGGTTCGTTAATCAGGAGGTGGCCGCAGGGAAAACTTCAGTTGATCCTGTTACTGGAGCGGTCCAGGACCCTACGGCGCAGATAGCC